GTCAGTCAGGTCTACATTTACAAAGGCCTTACCGGCACTTTCTGGGTAGGCCTGGCTCAAAATCTGCCAGCCCCTTTCCTGGTTCAATCCATAACCCAAAGCATCAAAATTGGCTGCTATGTAAGCGTTGCTGCATAGTTTCTCCTTGATATCTCCGGGCAGCCAAATCTTATCCAGGCTATTTAAGTGTATTAATTCTGAAAATGCAAATGCACCAACGCTGCCACAGGTAGCCGTCTTTCTAAATTCAACGGGGCGGGCTACATTATCAGCAAATGTGTAGCTGGTAGATGTTTCGCTTATTACTACTTGCGCTGCAAGCGACCCGCCAATAAATTCAATTAACTCGCCATTATAGCTTATCCATCCGCTACTTACAGATGAGCCACTCACCTCCACTCCATTAATAATTGTTTTATTCCCGCACAATTTGGCAATGGCAGCAAATGCATCCATATAGCTGGATTGCATAAATGCCAACCTGTTTTGTGAGAATGGGAGGCCGCCAATGTTGCTTAGTTCTATTCTTTTCATTAATAAATTTGTATTGCGAAACGCATGCCTGGCAGGCGTTTCCTGTTAATCAAACTCGAAATTTCAATTATTGAATGACTGGCAGTTACCAATAACGGAACAAAAACAATAAAGTCATAAAGCACAGCTCCGTCAATTTCACCATCAGTAAACATCGGTACCGGATGTTCTTCGGGGTCTGTGTATAGAATCACCGGCTTATCTTCCGGGTCTAAAAAAAGATACAACCCGTTGTGCTCAATCGCATCATCTGTATAGATGCCGCGTAAAATTGGATCGTAGCGGTCGTTCAATATTTTTTCAACATAACAAACCTGCGGCGTTATAGTAAGGTCGTAAATGGTTGCATCCCTAAACAATTTAAACACTTGATAAATGATGATAAAGGGGGCAACAATTAACCGCACAAATGCCATTATGCTGGCATTTCGCAAACGCTTAGGCACGTTTATTCGTGCTGTTTCGTTGAGATCAATATTATATACCGCTTCAGGTGTCATTTACTTTTATGCCGGTTCGTAGGTTATGGTTAAATCATCATCGGCAATTACCAGGTACCCGCCATCTGGGATGAAATCAATATCAACGCTGGTATACGGCAGCAATGCGTATTTTGTTTGAATTGAATCAATAGCTAAATCTTCCACACCATCCACCGCCTGTATAGCATCAATCATTTTTTGAACGCTAAAAAGGCCATTGAAATCAAGCGCATTTAAGTACCCGCGCAGTCCATCTGCCACAGGTGTAATGGAGGTACCATCTATTCTTGCACCCGAAGAATTAAGAACTAATGGGTTATAACGAACCCGCATTTCTATCTTTAAATGGTCGGCCTCACCACTTGTAATATTTGATTGCACCGCATCGGATGGCAATTTCAACTTTACGCCCAAATCCTTAATTCGCACTATATAGGCACGAAACGACTCCAGCTCTGCCGGGGATAATGGGCCAAGGCCGCTGCCTTCTTGTTTGGCAACCTTCAACCGAACATAGGGGTTCTCCACCAGTGCCGCGTACTTTACAATTTTTGAATTATTTACCTGGTCTTCGGTGAGGATGCTGTTATCGTAATAATCCGAATCCGGGGCTAAGGCATAACCATACTGAAATCTCTTAGCCATCATCACATACCATTGCGCTGTGTGTGGCTTGGTGTTGTAAATGGTTTCTACCACATCCGCTTTAAATAATTCAAAAAGATTTTCCAGCACCCACGCGCTAAATGCGACTACAAAAAGAAAGAGATTGTAAATGGAGGTAGTTGAGGTATTAGTTAATTTAGAATTCAAAACGGCATCTGTTGAAATTCTATCTTTTAAAACCTGTTTCCATTCATCTATTGTTCGTGCCATATTTAACTTACTTTAAAATCATTTCCAATTTGCATGTAATTAATGCCGCCTTTTGGTTTGCTTAACAAATTCAAATCAGTAGCAATGGTTAAGCCATTGGCTATATATGCGACCACCACTTTCTTATTTGCGCTGTCGGTTTCAGGTACCAATAAAAGGGTACCTGGAGCGGGCAATGCGCTAATACTTATACCATTTCCCACGGCAATTGCAAAGATGGTATCCAGGGTTCCGCCATGTTGTGCGGCAAAATCCATTAAAGTTTGATGTTTCTTAATATTTGGCATCTATAATTAATTTTTCATCTTCGCTTAAACCAATTTTTTTTACTCTCAACCTATCGCGTTCAAATTCCTGCTTAACTTCGGCCAGAAGCCCAAGCTTATCATCATCTTTTAACCACATGGTCACACCCACACACCGGTCGGGGAACTCTTTAAAATCTCCCTTATCGCTCATTAACAGCAAGCTTTGGTTTTGCTCATCGCAATCGCCAATAGCCAGGTCGCCATTTTCAAAAACCAAATCGTTATTTTCCAATAAAAAATCGATCATGTTATATTGCCAGTTACAGTTGTTCCGGTTACGGGGTTACTACCAGCCACAAGGCCCGTGCCCTGCACTATTGGCGTTCCCGTCTTTACAAACACATCAATGAGGGTAGAGAGCTGATCGGCAAAGCGATCACTCGCCTGTGCCGGTGTGCGATTGGCCGAATTAACATACAACTCGTCCATAAGCGCCTTAATCCCATTTTTTAAACCATTTTTGTCTAATGCCATTTTTATAATAGAAATTGATCTACCCTTGCTTTAATGCTCTGAAATGCCGTCAAATTAATAGGTACAGATGATGGGCCTACATTGGTATTAACCGTTAATTGATTTATGGCGTTAAGCAGGTCGTCCAGTATTTTCTTTAGACTTTCGCTGCCCTTTTCAACCAAAATACCATCATCGCTTACCTCTACTTTTGTGTTGTTTTTTTGAATCAAACAACTTTCGTCCGTGGTTTCAATTTTGGTATTATTTACCTGAATCAGGTGGCCATCTGCAGTGGTTTCCACTTTGGTATTATCAATTACATACAGCACCTTGTCCACCTCCTCCATTGCGATGCACACATATTCATCGCTATTTTCAATGCAACCCACCAGTACCACCGATTCCACTTTTGGAAACCTTACCGTTTTATTCCCGGACTTTACCACACTACGCAACCTAACATCATCAATTTGCACTTCGTCAGAAAAAACAACGGCAATGGTATTATCATCTTCATTTACCGTTTTCACAACAGCAGGTATAATAGCTGCAGGCCCGCGCTTTGCGCTAAATTGCTCCAGGCCTTCGCGTATTTGATCCAGTTCTTTGCTCATAATTTTGCACCAATGCCAACAACCCTGCGGAATCCGGAAGTTGAGTAATTAATCTCCGCGCTTTCAACTATATAATTCCCGGCTCGCTCCGGATACTTCTTATCATCAATCTTTGCACGGTAACCAGGTTCGCAGTATGGCAGACCAAAGGCAGTAATTTTTCCCTCATAGCCGTCAAAACTTAATTGCTTTAGTTTCGCATCGCTGGCCATCTTTAAAGAATTCTCATCAGTTATGGAGTGGCTTTTAATTACAACTGTTTCGCCGCTATTCCCAGATGTTGCGTTGGCTTGCAAAGGCTTCGTTTTCTTTTTTCCTCCCTGTACCTGCACTTTACTTCCGTCTTTTTTCTCTCCAATAAAATGCACCGTTACATCCTGGTTCTTAGCCTCTCTTTTCTTAAGGTTATCATCTTTAATTACATTCCATCCCAACTGGTACTTTACATCGGACTTGGGATTCAGGTAGGCTAAACCAGCATATAAGATGTTGCCGGTAAAAAAAATGGTAATGGTACCCGCGCTTTCTTTTTTAATTTTTTCCAGAGCTTCCACACCGTTATGATTTTGAAAACTCATTTTATCAAAAACAAAATCCGGAATTTCTGCATCTAACTTTATATCCGTTCCAGCAATCAGGAATTGAAGTATGTTTTTAAGTTTCGTTTTTGTAAAGGTGTTATTATAAGTGCGCTGCCGCAACTGATAACTATAACCTTCACACTCTACCTCCAGCGGTTGGGTGTAATTAATCCGGTGAATAAAGCCTCTATATTCCTCTTTTAAAGTGCCATTATAACCCAGTTCAATAACCACCTCATCGCCTTCATTAAATTGCCTGGCCGTCTCCACGCTCTCGGTAACCACTTCTCCAGCCTGTTTAATTCGAGCGGTAATAGGTAGTTTAACCACCGCTTTATCAACAAAATCAAACATCGACTTTGTAATCTTAACGCCGTTCGGTTTAATATTCGTAAACCGCCCCATCTCTATTTTACTGCAAAGTGCAAACATTATTGTTTCAATTCAAGTTCCAAAACCATATCACTTTCAAGTTCCATTTCAAAGGGTTTGGCATGTTCAATACCACTCACCTGCGGCCACTTTATGTTTTTAATTACCACCCGGTGCTGGTTCTCGCCGCTCAGTACAATGTCGCTAAGTACACTGCGCATTGTTATTGACTGATTTATTTTAAACAGATCAAACAGTTCCTGCATCTGGTTTTCCGGGAAATCCCTATCGGCGCTAATAACTATCCCTTTCAGGTTAAACTCGTAATCATCAATGCTTATCAGCTCCTTTACCGAACCGCCACGTTCCGGCATGTCGGTGGTAACAATTTTCTTCTTCCAGGTCATTCCCAAAACGGCGTAAGGTATTAGCACATCATTAATAGTTACCGGCAAAAAATGCTCAATTCCAAACAGATCTGTTTCAAAATACCTGGAACCCAAATCGCTGGTTTCGCTGCGAGTGGCGGCAGGCTTTATCTCCGGCTTCTGTGGAGGCTCCTGCCCAAAGGCATTTCGATATATGTTCGCTAATTCAAATTGCATCAACTCACGGCATTATTTAGACTATAAACAACTCGTCGCATGGCTTCCCGAACCGCAGTTTCAATTTCATCGGCTGCTTCACGACTCCCGCCAACAATGTGCTGTTCTATTTTTTCAATTTGTTTACCGATGTTAATCACAATGCTTCGCTGGCCCCCGGAATTAATATCTTCCGATCTTCCTTTAGCGGAACTACCAGCAGGGCCTCCACCGGTTGGCATCCGGCCATAATCAACTTTTTCGCCCGGCACATTTGCCGAAATAGGTGTTACGGCATTTGATCCGCCAATGCCCAATTTCTTCTTAATATCTCCGGTTATGGTGCCGAGGTCTTTGCCATTGCTATGTAGTTCCCATGTAAGTGCATTTTGGGCGCTTTGCAAATCTGATGCTAAAACCCCGCGAGCTGTTGCAAGCTCGGCTGCCCGGTTATTAGAGCTATTTGCAATCTTCGCAAGACCAGCCTTTGCCCCATCCTCATCCCACAAGCTTTTAACACGGTACCAATTCTTTTCAATGAGCTCCAAACCGGTCATAAATGCATCCTGAACCTCAAGCCACATTACATTGAAGTAATCTTTAAAAGATTGCCACGAAAATTTGAAGAACTTTATAATGCTGTCCCATTGCTTTCCCCATCCATCAGTCGTGTAAATAACATACGCAATGATGGCAATAAGCGCAATAATGGAAGCGATGATCCAGGTTATCGGATTGGCCCACATGGTGGCGCTAAGTACCGCCTGTGCCGCACTAAATAACCCCGTGAAAAATGTTGCAGAGCGGGTTACAAGGGTTAGGGCTGTTGTTTGAATGGTAGCCCACATCATAGATAATGCAACCAAACCAAGTGCCGATGCCAATGCCACAGCCCAGGGCGCGCCTTCCAAAAGTGCGCTGCCAAAATTGAGCACCTTGCTGGCCAGCGGCATAAGAATTTCACCAAGGCGGGTAAGCTTCATATTCACATTGTCCATAAATGTGCTCCACCTGCCTGCCAGTGTGTGGCTTTGTTTTTCCATCATCTGGTAAAACTGCCCGCCGGGGCCGGTGGCACTTTTAAACGCTGCCTCCACCATGTTGGCGCCAATAGCGCTTTTCTCCATCGCTTTTCGCGCTTCCATCATCGATGGGAACACCTTGTCATGCACCATTTGCTGCAATGGGTTAAACCCGGCATTCACCATTTGCAATAAGTCCTGCCCACTCAATTTACCGGCACTGCTTACCTGGGCAAAGGCCAGGCTTAACGAGCCCATCTTCTGCGCATCGCCACTGGCCACATCGCCAATAGTTTTTAGAATGGGTAAAACCTTTTCGTTTTCAATACCAAATGCCTTTAGCGTTTGAGCATTTTTTAATAGGTCATTCGCCTGGTAGGGAGTAGCTGCCCCCATTGTTTGAATATCGGAAACCATTTTGTTTCCGGTCTTTTCATCGCCGGTCATAACGCCAAATGATATGCGTTGTTGTTCCAGCTCGGCAGCATTGCCAAGTGCTTTTTTCCCAATAGCGCCTACACTTATAGCGCCAACAGCGCCGCCGAGAAAGGCCCCCATATACGAGCCACTACTCCCTTTATTTTCCAGTTTACTAATTTGCTTTTCTAATTTGCGCGCTGCATCTGTTGATTTATCAAATTCACTTTTTAAAGTAGTGCTAAATCTGATTTTATTAACCGCATCCAATTTTGAACGCAACTCATCAACACTCGATGCCATTCGTTTGCCGCTGCCAGCAACCTTATTCATTTGGCCTTCAATTTGAGAAGCCGCGCTACTGCTCGCTGCTGCCGCCTGGCGCATTCCAGGAGTAAGCATATCCTGCAATTTCAATAAAAAGGAAAGCGTTGTACTCATTTAAAATCTGTTGGCTTTGGCTTCCTGTTTGCGAATATCTTGCAGCATAGCGTAGTGCTGCGCCCACTCTTCATCGCTCATCGACATTAAATCTGAAGTGGAGAATCCGAGGTAATACCTCAACTGATTATTAATGTAGCCTACTGAATTTTCTTCAAAATTTCCCTTGGCAGCTTTTAGCACTCCCCCAGGGTACCTTTCTTTTTAGCCATCAATTCTTCGATGAATTCGATTAAACCAAAAAAGTAGGAATCTTCTTTCTTAATGCTTTCATCGCCACCCAGCCAAATGTTTTCAATTACTACTTCGTTGAATTTTGCCGGGCCAGCCGAAGTGATTTTGGCGGCGGCTAAAGAGTAGGTATTACGATCTACGGCCCGAAAGTAACATACACGGCCATCTACTTCATAGCGGTAAACCTTACCGTGTTCTTTTTTCCATGTGGCAATTTGTTCGGGCGTAGCTTCGCCTGTGAGTTTCTTTTCCATGTTATTTTGTAGAGATTTTTTACGATTCTGTTTTGCCAAGGCAAATAAACGGAAGGCTGATTTCTTTGAATTTATCGCCGGTTTTCATGCCATCTTCCGCTTCTGTAAATTCAACATTCAACAGGTTTACGTTGCTGAACGAGCCTGTATTTTCGCTTTTTTGATACACGCAACTAATATTAATGTCCTTTCCGGCAACATCAACCAGGTCTTCGTAACCTGCCGCAATGGCTGCTTTATTTAGGGCATCAAAATCAGATTTTAGCAAAATCAAAGTGCCTTCATACTTTTTATTTCCGCGCTGGATCGCTTTTGGCGAATTACCGGCACCATACACCGGCTCTTTTTCCTGGCTCTTCTTATAAGTAAGTCCACGTAGGCCACTACATTCAAAGCCCATTAACTTTACTTTGATATCTGCGTACTCAAATTCCCGAGAATCAAAAGACATAATTTATTTTTTTCAGATTATAAATTGGTAGAAGTAAGGCCCAGGTACACGTTCAGGTACTTCAGGCAACCTTTAGGTTTCAATAACACAAACAGGTAAACCGTTTCGGTTTGAATGATATTGAAATTTGGATCAGTAATATCATTAGCGGTGTACAATGATGCATATACCTGCGGGTCGGGGTTTACAAGGCAAACCACATCAGCAGCTCCGTTTGTTTTTTTGGATAACTGCGGCCTCATTTGCGCATCAATGCCGGTTTCAATTGCCGTTTGTAATGCCACTTCCGCAACCTTGCTTAACCGGCCATTCGCATCCACATCCACATCATCTTTCAATTCCTGGTAATACACCTCATAGGCTATGCGCGTTGCATTATCAATTACGCGGCCAAAACGCAAGTTATTATAATCATCATCCGGTGCGGTAAGCATGTTATCATCGTTAAAGACATAACCGGTTCCCGTTTGGTTCTTTTCAAAACAGATATAACGCTTATCCCAGAGCTCGTCCAAATCAGAGGAGTCCATTTGTTCAACAATGGTATCGCCAATTTTAACCACAGCATCATCTGCAATGGTTAGTGGCCCACTCTTAATGCGGCCAATATTTTGCTGCGGCTGGCTGCGGCTGGCACGGCCAAGAGCCTGCAATGTTGCCAGGGCGGTATTGTCATTTACCGAACCAACCACAATACCACCATTCCTGTATTCTTGAGAGGAATAATCTTTTGCGGAAACAGAGCTCACAAAACCAAACCCTTGAAGCAAGTACCGAAATGGCTTCTTTTTATTAAACCAGGCATCGGCCAGTAATTGACCGGCAATTACCGCTGCATGCACATCCGGATCAAACCCCTCGGCAGCCGAAAACGTGTAACTAACCGATGGAAATTTAATAACCCCAACCATGCGCACACTACCATTGGCCATGTTCAACACCTTATCGGCATTAACCGCCGATAATAAGGTTGCCATGTTTGTTACCTGTGCCATTGCCAGGATGTATAATTTGTTCCCTTCTGCAGTTTCGCCATAATAACCATCGTTAATGGCTTTAACTACATCTGCATTTTCAACCGCCGAAAATGCGGTGGCCACCTGCTTTTTGTTTCTAACCAAAAATGGCACACCATACCCGGCTGCCGGAGCTGCCGGGCTGGCCACCAATATTGCGCAAGTGCCAAATTCGCTTGGAGGTTGAATGCCCAATAAGCCATTCATCATATTAACCGATACTCCTGGACGCATTTACTTATATTTTAAAGGTTGTTTTAATAATCTTAAAAAGGCTACTTAGATTTTCTTTTCTTGGGAGATGCAGATTCATCAACCGAATCTTCTTCGGTTACTTCAGGTTCATCTCCTCTTGATAACGGTTCATCCTCCGCTTTCCCTTTTGTTTTTTCATCAACCTGGTTCCACTTCGCACTGGCCACATCATCCCGGCTGATGGTTATAACAACAGGCTCATTTTTATTCAAAAAAGATGCATGCGCTTCGGCATTGTGTTTGTTTTCAAATGCCTGCTCATCTTCGGTAATGTGGAATTCATCGACCGATGGATAATTCTTGAATAACAGGCTGGCAATTTGCAACGCAATAATTTTTTTCAT